TACCTCGCGATGCACCGTCCAGTGTCGCTTGTTAAGTTTCGACACAAGGCCAGCGACGGATTCTTCTTCAGTCTGGTACTCGCCGCACGTCCGAAATACGGCCGACAAACACTCGTTTCCAGCAACATCAACAATCTGTGTCATCCATGACTCCAATCGTTACTGCGTCAAGCTCCCGCCAGCGGACTTGCACCGCTGCCGCCTGGGTTATGAGGCCAGGCTCACACTGTGTGCGGGACACCAGCTGCTGGCCCTAGTTCGGGTCAGGCTGGCAGCAAAAACATCTACCGAGTGGGCCTCGGCCTGGGCCGCTTCGGCTTGCACACGCCACCAGGGCAACCGCCACGCTCCGTCGCGGCGACCGCCGGAAGTTCCTCCGTGTCGTCGTTCGCGAACGAGACCGGGCAACACCAGAGGCACAGAATCAAAATCAACGCTCTCATCGATGAGTCCTTTCATCATGGGAAAACCGATCCATCACCACTCGCCACCGAACCGGCACTTCATGCCGTCGATGTACTCGTCCTCTCTGCCGGCCTTGAACCACGCCGCGGCGTGATGCGAGCCCGGCATCGGCTGGCTCGGAGGCAGTTCAACTGCCGGCAGAGCCTGCTTGTATTTGGCGTACGTCAGACCGCCGCCGTCGGTGTATCGAACGATGTGCTCGATCCATTCGCCGTGGTCGATCTGCCGTTCGCTTTCAACGTCTCGCACGCTGCACCTCAGAAGGGGATGTCGTCGTCAGGTGTCGCGCTCGCGGTCGCCAGCTGTTTCCGCGACGCCGCCTTCACCGCCGCCTTCGCGGCAGGCTTCGACGGGGACGCAGGAGCCTCGTTCGGGCTGACGTACCGCTTCACGACGGCGCTCACCTTTCCAGCCTTGCTGGTGTAGTGGCTTATCTCGACCGCGAGCGTCTGCTCTTGAAGATCCTCCGGGCTCAGGCTCAGCCGCCCGCCCACTGGGAGGATGCCGACGGCCACCGCCAGCTGCTTCGCCCGCCATCCGATGTGCTTCGGGATGTCGTCGAACACGAACCTGTAGCTGCCGGTCACCGTCGCGAGACGCAGCTTCAGGCACAGCCCCTCGGGGTTGGCGTCGGCAACCTTGTACTGGTTCGGCCCCTCTTCCGCGTTCACGATCCGCATGACGTGGATGCCGGCGGGCACGATGTCCCGATCGGCGTTCACGGTCTGTTCGGTCTCTTCGATAATAAAGTCCATTTCTGTCGCTCCTGGTTCCGTCTTCCGTCAGACAGCCGAGCCCACCGGCTGCGCCGGTGAAACATGCTCGCGCCGTGAATCGATCCTGCTCGTCAACTGCCGCACCTGGTCGCTCGTCAGCCGGCCCTCGTCGGCCAGCTTGTCGATGCGGCCAACCAGGCGGTCGAGGTACGTGCCGTCAGCCGCCGTGGCGATCGTGCCCTCGATCGTCTCGACCAGCGTCGGCTGCTTCACCGGCTCACCGCCCGACAGCCACGCCGCCAGCTTCTTGCCGGTCTCGACTGTGATGGGCTTCGGGTCGCCCGCGAATAGACCCGTTCGGTCCTTGGACACCGTGGCGTAGTGACCGTCGTGGATGAGGTCGAGCACGCAGGTAAACTCGTACTCCAGCCCGTCGCGGGCCTCCAGCTTCATCCCAAGCTTCGCGACCTTCTTCTTCCCGTGGTCCTCAACCTGCGCCGTCTCCGTCTTGCTGCGGCCGGTGCAGATGACGTGGGCCTGGCTCCGCAGAATCGCGTCCACGAACGCCCGCCACCGCGGGGTGATGACCGAGAACGCGGACCAAGTGTTGCCGCGGAACTGGGCCTTCGCGATGTCGTCCACCAACTCGAGGCAGCCACCCTTGCCGCTCCAGCAGTGGGTCACGCTGTCGATGATGATGACCTCGTATCCGGCCTCCTCCGCTCCGGTGATCGCCTCGATGTACCGTTCGGGCGTGAACGGCGGCTTCAGGTCGATAACGTCGAAGTCATGCAGCGAATCATAGAGGTCGCTGGACCCCTCCTCGGTGTCGATGACAACCGTGCGACCTCCGAGCCCCTTGGCGAGCAGAAGAGCCCCGTACGTCTTTCCGCCCCCCGATGGGCTCGTGAGCAGGAGCCGCAGCTTCGTTGCCGACCGTCTCGCCTTCCGTATCTGAATCATGTTCCGCGTCCTTTCGTTTCTGTCCTGTTTTGAAGTCGTGAGAAACCAACCCCGCCTACCGCGTCCTGCTCGGCGTGGGCACCCTCCGTGAACGCCCGGCTCCGCCGGGACTCCTGTGTGTCATGGAAAAACGAACTTGTCGTGCTCGACAACAACCGGGCCGCAGCGACCAACGCCCGGCACATGGACCGCGACGTGGTACGTCTCAAGGTCAACGCGGTCTGTGACGACGCCGCGGACCAGATCGCCGTCGGCGTCGCGGAATTGGACGTTCGCCCCCACGTCGAAAACGTGGTACAGCGTGCCCCAGTGAAGTTCTGCCCGCGGCTGCGTCAGAGGCAGAAGCGTTGTCTCTTGCCAGCCGGCGACGGCCCCGGCGTATTCGCGATCCCCTGCGTCCATGTCTCGCGTCCTTTCGTGAGATGCCGCCTGCGGTAGTTGCGACAAGCAAGATACCGCCTGCGGTAGTTCTGTCAACTGGAAAGCCCCTCGGCAACGAGCCGAACCAGCACAATGAGAAACTCAACCCATAAATTCACGTTCATCGGAATGCCCTCCCTGGCATTGGTGTAGCCAACCCGCCGCACCGGGCCCGAAGGCGACCCGGCGGGCGAGCCGACAGGTATCTCAGGTCGCCTCGGCCATCCTGGCCGCCTCGCTGCTAAACCGCCGCTCGAGCTGCACCAGAATGTCCAGCCGCCTGTCGATCGCCGCCCGGTCACGCTCCCACGCGGCGGCGTCGCGGTAGCTGCCAGCGGCGGGGCGGGCGGCCGTCACCTTCGCAATTAGGTCGCCAAGGCAGCTGGCGATCTCGTTCCACTGGTCAGACACATGGCGGCTGACGGTCAGCCTCGGTGCCACGGTCGCCGTCTCGGCCCTCGTTAGGTTCGTCGTCTTCATGGCTCTGTCTCCTGTCGTGTTCAACGTGGCTCACTCGTCCACGTCTGCCAACCAACATATACCGCTATCGGTAGTTCGTCAAGCACAAGAGCAGGAAAAACGAAAACAGGGAATTTTGCCGCGAGTTATGCGGTCTTTCGCCGACGCGTCGGCCTAGAGGGCTTGTCGCCCTTTTTGGCGTTTGAGCGTGTCGTCAGGTTCCGGCGGGCCTCAATGGCGGACTCGCGGCTGACGAGCCAAGCCCGCTCCCCGGCCCGCCACCCCTCGAGCTTGCCTTCCCGCAGGAGATGCCGCACCCAGCCGTCCGTGCACCCAATGAGGGCGACGGCCTCTTCAACGGTCAGCCACGTTTTGTCGGGTGATGCCACGATCATGCCTCCCAATACTACCGCCTGCGGTATCTGCGTCAAATTGCCTTTGCCGGCCCCCCGCCGTACCCTTGGAATAGGGAGGCGGGGTGCCGGAGAAGTAGAATGGCGGGGGTAGGAATGAACGGAAGGCCAGTGATGACCAACCGTGCACCTTCTAACCGTCACGACCACTACAACCGGAACCCTGACAGCAGGCGAGAGCCCCCCAAACGCAAATGGATTACCCCCGCAAGAAAGCGAGCGTGACCTAGCCTTAGGACCACACAGGAACCGCAGCCATGACACTAAGAAAGTTTTTTGACACGACATACCGCCCGCTGCGGCTACGCGGCCGCAGCCCCAGAACGACCGCCCTCTACTACGCGACGTTTTCCGCGTTTGGGAAATGGCTTAGAGCGGAGGGCATTGCCGAAGAGCCAGCCATTGAGCATTTAGAGGAACTGCTACTGGCTAGGTACCTCGAGCACAGGGCATCGACCCGCAGCCCCTACACCGCCGAAAAGGAGCGGTCGCAGCTGATGAGCCTTGCGAGGCTGGCGTGGGAGCGTCGGGTGCCGGGTATGGAGAGGCTGCCGACCTGTCCGCCGGGCATCCTCCCAGACCGCGTACCGCACTCGTGGAGCCTTGATGAGCTTCGCCGCCTGTTCGCGGCCGTCTCGGCGGCCAAAGGGCGCGTCGGTGCAATTCCGGCGGCTGAGTGGTGGCCGGCAGTTATCGCCGTCGCATACGAGACAGGCGAGAGGATTGGTGCGATTCTGTCCGCAGCGGTCCACGACTACGAGCGACCGACTGTGACGATTCAGCCCGAGGGGCGCAAGGGCGGGCGACGCGGCAGGACGTACACGCTGTCGCCGGAAACCTGCGATCGGCTGGACAAGATCGTGGCGTATGGTGGCGACCGGCTGCTGCCCTGGCCGTACGCGCACACATACCTGTGGGCTCGACTCAAAAAGCTGCTGAAGCCTGCGGGGCTCGCCGGCAAGCGAATAGCCTTTCATCAAGTGAGACGCTCAGCCATTAGCCACATAGCTGCAGCTGGCGGGGATCCCGTGGCCTTCGCCGGTCACGCTTCCGCCGCGATGACAAAAAAGTGGTACCTCGACCCACGCATGTCGGAACGAGGGCCGAAACCACACGAACTACTGCCACGACTAGACCAACCCCACAACTCTGCCCCCCCCCCCCCCGCTTCACATTGCGCGCCGCCAGCGCTACCCGCGCAACCAGACGGCCCCCACGGTGAACGACCGGCGGCATGAAACGCCACCGCCCCACCCGGAGGGAGACGGGTGAGGCGGCGCGGCAGCGGCGGAAAGGTGACGCCTGGCTGCTATTTTTCGAGCCGAGCCCGCAGCAACGCGATTTCCTCGAGCAGCCGCAACCGTTCGCGTAGCAGCCGTATCACGTCGCCGGCCAGCGTGCCCGCCGTTCCGGTGTACGCCCCGCTGAAACGCCGGGCCCGGTGCTCCATGTGGGCCAGGTCGTCGGCGGTGAGCGGCGGTACTTCGTCACGAACCACGGCGGCATTCCTCGTGGCAGGCCGCGTACCCGGCGATGTCGATGGCGGCATCGTCGGTGGCCTCTGGGCCCATCTGCCGGGCGACCTTGTCGAGCACCATCACCAGGGCCCAATCGGCGGCCGTGAACGCCGTGCCGAATGCTGCGTTGACCATGGCGGCGGTTCGGGCGAAGTGTGCCGTGGGCGGTCCGTACTTGGTGTGTCTGTCTCGGACAGTGTCCACGGCTCGCTGCAGCGTCCGGGTCGCCACGCTCTCGCTCGCCCTAGCTGGCGGCACATGGCACGCGCCGCCCTCGCAGCAGCTGTCAGCGGGCGTTGCGTTGAGCCGCTCCAGCACGGCGTTTCGCAGGCTCGCGTTTTGTTCTTCCAGCGTTGTCGTCATCGGTGGTCCCTCTTAGGTCTCTGTCACAGAACAATGGATACGCTCGCGTCACCTCGTGCCGGCCGTGGTCGATGATTGCCATGCCCTGGCACGGTCGCTCTGGTGACGCGACTCGTTCAGCGTATGGCGAGTGTCCAATCACGCTGCCGTTCGCCACGTAGCGGGCACCACGCAGCCAGCCCCACGAGTGGTAGTGCCCGAAGATGGTGAGGTCCGCTTTCCGCCCTGCGTCCCACCGTGCAATCGCCTTGCTCGCCGGCAGCGCGAGCCCGTAGACGCCACCAGCGAAACGTATGCTGTGACCGTGCGTAGTACGCACCAGGAACCCGTCGAGATCCACGTACCCTAAGTGCCCCTCGGCGATCTGCCACGAGACGTTCGCGTTCTTCTCTTCGCGGGCCAGCGTGAAGTACATCAGCTGTTCCCACGAGTGGTCTAGCTCCGTGGCGATGCGGTTTTTTTCGGTGCTGCGTCCGTGGTTGCCTGCGTTGGTGCAGACAATGACCTGGTCGGCATGCTGTGCAACGCTGTCGATGAGCCCACGCAGCCGCTCGGCGATCCACCGCGTAGCGTTCATCGGCGACAACTGCGCGACCTCGGCACAGTCTGGGTGGATGTGCCCCGTGATGAAATCGCCACCCAACCAGACGAGCACGCGGCGGATGTCTGCCTGGTTCCTCTCGTGCTCAAGGCACTCCAAAAACCTTTCCTCCAGTTCGGCCATCCGCAGCTGGCAGACCTCTAGCGAGTAGTCGTTCTCGCCGTTTACGGTCTCGGGCAGAACGCGTTCCTCGCAGTGCACGTCGCTCAACATCAGCACGGCCGTGGCGGCATGCCTGCGACCCTTGACGGCTTTGGTCAAGGGCTTGCGTTTCGACGCCTGCAACCCTTGCAAACTCACGAGTGCGTCGGCACGCTCCCGCTCGCGGTCGATCTGGGCCAGCGCGGCTTTATACCTGTTTCGGTATGTCGCCAATTCAGCGCGCAGCCGTGCAAGCTCTGCGTCGGACGCAAGCTGCTCCGCGGACGCGACGTGCTCAAGCACCTGGTCGGCTAGCGTCTTTTTTGCTTGTCGATCCAATCGATGACTCCTTGTATTCCCGACGTGGGCCAGCCGCGTTCCCTGCACGCGGACATAATTGCCGCGGCATAGGCGTTCTTCTGGTGCACTGTCGGGTCGAACGCGGCGCGGACAATCTCTAGCTCGTCGCGTGCCTCTTGCGGCAGTCGGTCAAACCAAGACGCGAAGCCCGGCTTGCGCCCCTGTGCCCGCGACAGCACTTCATCCAGCAGGCTTTTTGCCGGTGCCTTTTGCTTTGCCACGCTTGGCTCCCTCCTTCGTGGGTTTGCTGCGGCGCAGGACGATCTCGCCGTCTTCATCGGGGATCGGACACGCCCCCTCAAAGTCGTCGTCGTGCAACGGCTCGGCGTCAAACTGCGG